CTCCCCAACTACGGGTTGGGGTAATTGGAAGGGTGACAGAGCGGCAATGTGCCAGCTTGGAAAGCTGCGGCCTACCTTCGGGTAGCGAGAGTTCGATTCTCTCTCCTTCCGCTGTGTGTGTAGTGTAACGGCCAACACGACTGCTTGTGGTGCAGTTAATGCGAGTTCGATTCTCGTCATACACCCCAGATGGTCGTTTTTGTACTTTCTACATATTTATTAGTATGGGAAGAAAGAAAAAGAAGTTTCACTTTATATACAAAACAACCAATGTACTTAATGGTAAGTATTATTTAGGAATGCACTCAACCAGTAATTTAGATGATGGTTATATGGGTTCTGGAAAGAGATTAAGGTACTCTATAAACAAATATGGTGAGGACAATCATAAAGTAGAAATACTTGAGTTTGTTGATACTAGAGAAGAGTTAAAAACTAGAGAAGCTGAAATTGTTAATCTTAATGAAATAGCAAAGGTTGAGTGTATGAATTTAATAGTTGGTGGTGAAGGTGGTTTTACACAAGAACAGCAAGTGTTAAACGCTAAGAAATCTAATGAAAAACAAAGGATTCTTAGGGAAGACCCAGAGTGGGTTGAAAAGAAGAGTAAAGCTATGACAAAGACACTAAAAGAACAATGGGATAAGGGTGATAGAACACAATTACCACCAGCATTTAAAGGTGAACATTCTGAGGAAACAAAGAAGAAAATGTCTGAGTCTAGTAAGGGTAAAGGAAAGGGTAACTCCAACTCACAATTTGGTAAGTGTTGGATTACTAATGGTAAAGAAAGTAAGAAAATATATAAGGGTGATGATATACCAAATGGTTGGTCACTTGGAAGGAAAATGAAATTTAAATTATGAAAAAGGTATTTGACATGCTTTAAGGTCTGCTAAACAACAGACTCAAAAGCATATGAGTATAAACAGAAACAGAGCGAAACTGAACAAAGTAAAAACTAGTAAAGAATACTTAGCTATTCAATACAATGAAAACTATCCCTTATATTGGGATGAGTGTATTTCATTTAAGGGTGGACTTATGAGATTCCAACAAAGAATGTACAAGACTTGGAAACATAATAGGAGAAACCAATGGAAAGAATAACTCGCCAGAGTGTTCTCGCCATAAACTCGCCAAGTTGGCGAGAATAGAAATTAAGAAGTTAGAGGGAGCCAACTTGACCTCCAAATATGGTGCAAAGCCAGTTTATTGTGACGGGGCTGGACGGTTTAGGCACCACGCTGATAACGTGGGTTGGCAACAACGAAGTGGGTTCAACTCCCACCGTCACAACACTTTACTTTATTTCGAACTATCGTTATATTTATAATAAACGCACGTTCGAAATATGAAATATACGGTATATAAAATAACAAATATTATAAATGGGAAGATTTATATAGGGATACATAAAACAACTAATCTAGAAGATGGTTACATGGGGTCTGGAAATAATATAATCAGTGCTATAAAAAAATATGGGTCTGAAAATTTTAAAAAAGAATATTTAATGATATTTGATAATCCAGAAGAAATGTTCAAAATGGAATCTGAATTGGTAAATGAGAAATTCATTAATGATAAAAATACCTACAACATACTTAAAGGTGGTTTAGGTTCATGGGATTTTGCGAATAAAAATTATTGGACAGATGAAAGGCGTAGAGAACATAACACTAAAATTGGTGCTTGGGATAATATTGATAAGAGAAGAAAAATATTAGAAACAATACCACTAGAGAAAAGGAAAAAAATAGGAAAGTCCATGGGTGATATTTATGGTGGTCAAAATAAACTTACTAATAGTGAAATTAAAGAACGATTAGATAATATTTGTGATATTGATTTATCAAAATATGGGTGGGTTAAGAAGGTATCAGAACAATTAAATTTAACTCATACACAAGTAAAACGTTTTATAGACGAACACTACGAAGGTGATGTTTATAGACGTAAATAAGGGCCTTTAACTCAGTTGGTTAGAGTGCAACACTCATAATGTTGAAGTCACTGGTTCGAGCCCAGTATGGCCCACAAACTGCACGATAATGTGCACGATAAATTCTTCTATGGTGAAATGGTATCACGGCTGACTGTTAATCAGTTGTTCCTAGTTCGAGTCTAGGTAGGAGAGCAAAATTACCCCTATTATGGGTATCGGGGTAAAAAAGAGTAAAAATTAACCGTATATTCTTGGGTCGCACAGTGGCCGAGTGCACCAGACTGTTAATCTGGCGAGGCGAAAGCCCCATCGTAGGTTCGAATCCTACCCCAAGAGCAAAAGTGCACGATAAATACCACATTGCGTGGCTTAGTGGAAAAGGCTGTCGGCTCATATCTGACAGCAAGTGGGTTCGAACCCCATACACGCAACCAATGGCCTCATAGTTCAACGGATAGAATAGGAGTTTCCTAAACTCTAGATGTAAGTTCGATTCTTACTGAGGTCACAATATACCTTTAACTCAGCTGGTAGAGTATCACACTGATAAAGGTTTATGTATAGTAGAAACATTGGTTTCAAAGAATATAATGCGGTATTGTTCATAACTTTAACGATAATATTTAATTGCATGAATAAAAGTGAAAGACCTTGGTTAAAATCCAAGAAGGTATTCAAATTGGCTCCCTAGTTCAACGGACAGAAAACACGGCTACGGACCGTGAGATGAGGGTTCGAATCCTTCGGGGGTCAATAATATCGCGTATCGCGATATGCAATAAGTCGCGATTCGCGAACAGCGAACTAAAAGACATGGTGGAGTAACCCGCACGTCTTCTAAACGTGACAAACGTAACGGAAGAAAATGTGAGTTCGAATCTCAACTCCATCACTAAGATGTTTATCGCGACACAATGTCGCGATAAGTGTCGCAATAACATACACTTAAGATATAACAGATAGCATAACCGCCTTCTAAGCGGTTCGTCTAGGTTCGAATACTAGTAGGTGTACAAAGTAGTATTGTGATTAAGTCACTAACGAGTAAGTCGTTAAGGTTTTGGAAAGGAACAACCATTAGAGAGGGGATGAATCGGTAGCCGCTTAAGTTGAATAGACAGAGGCGGTAAATAAGCCCTAGCGTACCGATGCTGGTGAAAACCCAGCTACTACTTCTACTGGAAGATGAACCTAGCGGGGCCTAGGCGTAGATTGCTAATCTATTGGTACCCGCAAGGGTATTGGGTTCGAGACCTACTTCTTCCGCAATAAATGACCAAGATGTTTTAATCAATTATTTTCTGTATATTTGTAATATGGAAGAAAAACTAAATGAAATATTGATTGCCTTATCGGAAGGTAAACGAATTGTAACAGTAAAATTTCCAGATACAAAAGAATTTAAGGGTGAGGTTATTGGGTTAGATTTAACTAATATAAATTGGAAACCCATTAAGATTAAAGTCCTAGATAAACTAACTGTAACAGAAACTGAAATGGTTGAAGAATCTGTCTTTGGTGATTTTGAACCACGGTCAACCCTTAAAGAGGTTAAAAGACCATACAAGAAAGATTGGATTAAATTAGAGTTTATTACTGCAATAAATGACTAAGATGAAAAACGAAGTAAGATTAAGTGGTTACAATTTCATGATAAAATATGAAGGTATTGAATATGATGTAAGTACTGATGCATGTTTAAAGGTTATGCTTTATGATGGGTCTATAACACCAGACCCATTCGATAACAATCACACACCAATGGATATTAAAGAATTCGTGGAACAAATGTTCTGGGAAGGTAAAGCAATAGGTTTAGACTAATTTTCCATATTTCCTTGATATTTATTAGTATGCGATTAATACTAATATCATTTATCATATTATTGTTTTCTTCTTGTAATCTACAGAAGAACATTCCTATTGACATAATTGATACTGATATCATTGCTGATACGGCCATGGTAATAGAGAGTATGATGGTTTTAGAAAGGATAGAACACAATGTTGCAGAAATGGCCTTTTCAATATCAGATAGTCGTGAATTGGTAGAATCAAGGGTGATAATTGAAGAGATTGAGACTAAACTAACAACTACTAACACCAATGAAGGTGGAAACGTAGTTTACAAGATACCAACAGATATGACGGTAAGAAGTACATATCAAGTGATGGTAAGAATATCAAAATCAAGCGTTAGGATATATGAGAACCTTGATGGGTTTGTTAAAAATAGTATAATTACAGTTACCCAGACAATGGAGGTTAATCTTATCGAATCAAGCCCATCTGATAATAAGATGTTTAACATAGTTCAAAATAACAAGGGTGTTCAATTGGTTGAAGACAACGAAGAGTATACACAATGGACTTGGGACATTACACCAATGAGCACGGGAAAGACAAAATAAAAGATGGAAATATAAATAATTAGAGATGGTGA